GATTCAAATTCCAAACGTGTTTCAACTAAACACATCAATGCAACGCTGTTTTGCAAAGGCTATCAGTATGCACGGATTGGGTTTGTACGTTTATCGCGGTGAGGATCTTCCGCCGGCTGAAGAGATTGATCATACAGCTATGTATGAGGAGTTCTTACGCCAGCATGAAGAGAACAAGCATAACTGCGCCGTTTGGTATAGCCAGCTCAGTGAAGAGGAGATGAACGCCGTTAAAGAAGGATCTCCGAAAGGCAAGAAGACTGCAACACATCAGCTTACTCGTGATTTAGTAACGCAGATGCACGCTAACTTTGACGACTACGCTGAGAAGCTAACAGAGGCCGTTCACAATGGCGATGTGGTGTTTATTGAGCAGTTGCAGGGTGAGTTAGAGGACTATGAAAGGGCGTGCGTAAAAGATCGCCTTTCAAGCGAAGTTAAGTCGCAATACAAGCAAGTAATGATTAACGCAAAAGCAAATAAGGAGTAAGGCAATGGAATATCAAAAGAAGCCTGGCGAAGGCCGGTTGTTTAAGAACAAAAACAAGGCATCTGATAGTGACTCTGATTACTATGGATACTATATGCACGATGATGGTGTTACTGAGGAGGGCATTAACGCTTGGATCAACACCTCTAAGGCTGGCAACAAATACATGAAGCTGTCTTTCTACAATAAGGCGGAAACCGCAGCTAAGGGCATAGCGGAAGCTCGCAAATCCTTAGCACCTCAACCCGAGCCGCAACCACAAGGATTTCCAGAAGATGACATCCCATTTTAAGGTAGGCGATCAGCTCACTGAGTTGCTTAAATCGTGTGGTGATCCAGCAGGTCAAGTAATGGCTGAAAAGATGGGCGTCACACCAATGACCATTCACCGATGGAAAAAGTCTGAGGACATGAGGCTCGGTCGTATAGTCGAAATAGCCGAATATTTTGGCATGGACTTAGAAGAGTTTTTATCTTGGGAGGAAAAACTATGAGCCAGAAGAAGCGATTGTTGTCGTACCTAAACAGTGGCAAGAAGCTAACGCGATTGAATGCATGGGATGAGCTTGGGATTATAGAGACCCCGGCTCGTATCTGTGAGTTGCGTGCAGACGGCCACAAGATTCGATCTGAGCTGAAAACCGTAATGAACAGGTACGGTGACGCAGTAACGATTGCAGAGTGGTCTATCTAAAAGTAAAAAGCCCCTCGATTGAGGGGCCAGAGGGAGTCACTTGAACCGTGGTGGATTTAAGTGATAGTCTTATCTCGACCAAGAAAAAAGACATGGGTAGTATACACGACGGGACGTCCTTGGACACCCTTAGACACCCCTAGACTACTCATGCCTCCTTTTTTAGTCAGAGATTACCGGGCGTTAGGCCGAGGAACATAAGAACCTCGGAGACAGAGTTGACCCTCTCTATAATGCGCCTCCCTGTGCCGAGAGCTGGTAAAGGGAATAGATGTCAAGATTCGATACGGTAATCAAAGCTCGTCATTACTAATTAACTAATTTGCTGGAGCTTGCTCCGGCATTAAAAGGGAAGTGTGGATGATAATTTTAATTGATGGTACTTACTACGAACCCGATGATGCCCAGATTATTTATTGGCAGAATGCGTTTCCAAAGGTAGACGTGTTTGCTGAATTAAGCGCAATGGCCGCATGGTGTGACGCTAATCCTAAGAAGCGAAAGAAAGATGGAAAGAGATTTGCGGCAGGGTGGATATCTAGGGCATCACAGCAAGAACGAGGCGTGTCGCCATTTGCAGAGAAAATGACTACAAATAATGGTAAAATTGGCATGAAGTCTTGGAGTACCGTAGACGATTGCACTCACGATTTTATGAAGTCAGAAAGTTACAGGTCGCATTGCTTGGAAAAGTACGGCCAGTACGTCACGTTTGATGGCGAGAGGGTAACGTCTTGAGCGAGCGATGGATTGTTAACAACAAGTACCAGGCGCAGCAGTTTTGCGAGTACATCATGAAACATCAAGATGCTGGCAAAGTGTACGAAATCCTAGAGCCAAAACTAACTTCACAGCAGATGAAAGCTATACACGCTTATTGCGATGACATAGCACGCGCTCTAGCGGCTTCTGGGAATGATATGCAACACATTGTAACCTTGCCTATAGAACCGACAGGAAAGCTCGTAAAGGAGATTATGTGGCGTCCTGTACAAAAGGCTTTGTTTGATAAGAAGTCTGTAACGCAACTAAAGATGCGCGATGTAGACGACGTGTTTCGAGTCATTGCCAAACACCTGGCTGAAACTCACGATATCGATGTGAGGTTTGGTCGGGGGTAATGAATTCTGGGGGGAATCATGAGCCTACTTGATTACTGTACAACTGAACGTCAAAAACAAGTCATTACTCTGCACTTAGAGGGGCTTGGCTATCAGAGGATCGCCGATCAGCTCGGGACTACCAAGCTGGGTGTTCGTGACACTGTAAAAAATGTGAAGGGCAAGGCCGCTATTCAAGGACATTCTCCAAATAATGACATGGTTCACACGGTCCCATTTCCCTACACGGTCAAGGGTGTCTCCACGCTGTATAACGCTGACGGAATCCCTACATCGCAGTGGGTGAAGTCCCAGATCGACTCTGAAAAACAGCTTGAAATGATGCGTGAAGTCGTCGCCTCAATGTCTGAAGATATAAAACCAGAAAGCCCTGTCCCCTCGCCAAACATTAATTCCGATGAGTTGCTTAATTGCTTTGTGATTACCGACTATCACATGGGAATGCTGGCAGACAAGGATGAAGTAAACGCGTCCGGTCAAACTGGCAATGGCGATTGGGACTTGAAGATAGCTGAAGACACGCTGGTAAACTGGTTTTCTGAGGCAATCAGAATAAGCCCAGAAGCGGACACTGCTATTTATGCGCAGCTAGGCGACTTCGGCCATTATGACTACGAGCCATTAACACAGGCTTCCAAACATTTATTAGATTCGGACAGCAGGAATTTTAAGATCGTGAGGGCCACGATACGAGTCACCCGCCAAGTCATCCGTATGCTGTTAGAGAAGCACAACCATGTGCATATAAAATGGTGTGACGCAAACCACGACCCCTTCAGCGCGATATGGATGCGCGAACTACTAACCGCTTTGTATGAGAGCGAGCCGCGCGTTTTTGTTGATAACACAGCAGACACTTATTACGCCTATGAGTTTGGCAAGACGGCCCTGTTTTTCCATCACGGTCACAAGCGTAAAGTGGCAAACGTCGATACAGTATTTGCCGCGAAGTATCGAGAGGTGTTTGGCAGGACAGAGCACGCTTACGCGCACATGGGCCATTACCACAGTGTAGATAAAAAAGAGACAAACTTAATGGTTGTAGAGCAGCATAGGACACTTGCAAGTGCAGACGCTTATAGTAGTCGCGGCGGCTGGCTTAGTGGTCGTGAAGCTAATGTAATTACCTACCATAAGGAATACGGGCAAGTCGCGTATAATACAATTTCATACAAAATGATTGCTAAGTGAGATGCTATGATCGATCTAATCAATGTGCCATTGGCAAGAGGGGGATCGGTCGTATTACTAATAAAAAACATAGGCGGAGCCATAACAAACAGGGATAACCCAGACTACACGGACGTGTACTCAGCGCCATTCATTGACCCGGTTACCATTGACATGGATATCGATCAGTTCGGCGAGATATGGTTTTCGGCCCTTTGTGAGGACATGGATTCAATCGATGACTACATCACGCATACCGCAATGGCGATGCACTAAATGCAACGAGCGCATGGAGCCGTTATTCACTCTGAAAAAGCCTGGCTATCTTCGTGGATGGCTTTGTAAGTGTGGTAACTTCGAGAAAGCAATCTTAAGAGAAAGGAAGTTCACCATTGGCCAAGCGGAAACCCAAAACAGTAGCGAAGCTTAAACAAGAAGCGGCGACCTTACTTCAAAAGCTGGTACGTATGAAGTATGCGGATGAAAACGGAAATTGCGAGTGCGTGACTTGTGGCAAAGTAGGATGTTACAAAGAAATGGACGGCGGTCACTTTGTTAGTCGAAGTCATAACTCTACCTTGTTGGTTGAGGAAAACATTCACCCGCAATGTAAGCGGTGCAACAACCAGTTAAGAGGCAATGTGGCTAGTTACTCGCTTTTCATGATCGACACTTACGGAATGGATGCTATGCGAGAGTTGGTAAATTCCAAACATCAAATTCGAAAGTTTACCGACGTAGAGCTTCAAGATCTGATATCTGAGTACAAAGGAAGGATCAAAGAACAAGAGCAGCGCCTGGCTGGCGTGTAGCTATAACACTGTATGTGATATAATGATCCTGCCTATATGGAGGTGATTATGTGTACGAAAGTGAAGCGTGCCATGTTCTGTACTCGCAATGGCTATAAGCACATAGAGAATCTCGACACAGTTTGTATTCTGGTCGGGAGGTTAAAAGGTCTAACTGAGTCTGAGTACCTTGATCTATGCGCTGTTAACAAGCTAGAAAATGCGCGTGCGCTTGAGATGGCAAAACATTACCCAACTCGGTAGTTAAGCGAGCCAAACTCGGGTGGTATACACCCTAGCCTTCTGCCCCCCAAAAAAAGCGTCACATTTGTCGCAAACCCTTGTGCGCCATAACACCCTTTGTTAACTTATCTACATCGGCTGGGGACACAGCCACTAACCAAGGGAAGCAAGACATGAACTACGCAGCAATCAAATCCGAAGCTCAATACATCGCGCAGATGTCTATTAAAGAGATCAGCCAGATGAAAAGCGACGGCCTGTGGAACAGCTGGAACTCCGATAGCTTGAACCTTCGTCAAACAAGGGATATCTGCGATCACAAAATGGTCAACGGCGCATCTTCTTACAAGTTTATCGCTGCAGTTAAGGCCGCAAGCGTTAGCGATTTTATAGCCGCAACAGACAAGCGCAAGGCAGAGCGATTGCTCGAAGATGCTGAAATCGAAATCGCATCTCAACCAGTCCAGCCTCGCGATCTCGATGATTACGTGACGCTTACCGCGCAACTCGTTTTTCATTACATGGTGATCGACGAGCAAATCAATATTGAGGTGGCCGCATAAGCGGCCTTTTCTTTTAGGGGTGAGCATGACAACAATCGTTTTTAATTCTTTGGAGAGTGCTTTTCGCTGGTGTAAAGGCCATGACGTGAGCGCCAGGTATATCGACAAGGTGCAAGGCACTTGGTTAATGAAGTATCCCGGCATCCATGATCCGTATAAGGAGGATTAATGGGAAAGCCAGCAAATCCACAGCATTACATGACTTACACAGAGGTTGCTGAGGCGCTAGGTGTTAGTCGTCAAACCATTAAAGTCATTGAGCGCAAAGCTTTTGAGAAGCTAAAAAACAACAAGAAGCTAAGGGAGTATTGGCATGGACTTATCGCAGAAGAAGGCGGCATTGATCGCGCTAGTGATATTTTTGATCGCCCTCGGAATAGTGGGTAACGGTGACTACGAAGACGAGCTTGCGGAAGAGCTGTTCTACAAAGAGATGGTCTGTGATGGCAAGTGGCCAGACTATAAGAAGCTAGGGGTAATATGTGAAGGTTCTTGATCTGTTTGCAGGTATTGGGGGTTTTACAATTGGCTTTGAGAAGGCCGGCTTTGAGACCGTAGCTTTTTGCGAAATAGAACCGTACGCACAGAAGGTACTCCGAAAGAACTGGCCAGAGGTGCCAATTTATGACGACGTTAGAACAATCACAGCAGAACGACTTGTTTCCGATGGAATTAGAGTCGATGTCATCACCGGAGGCTTCCCTTGCCAAGACATCTCAATTGCAGGCAACCAAGCAGGAATTGAGGGCGAGCGCAGTGGACTATGGACAGAGTGCGCCCGTCTTATTGGGGAGATTCGACCCCGATACGCCGTCTTTGAAAACGTCACAAACCTGCTTAATGGAGAACGGGGAGATTGGTTTAAGCGAGTTCTCTGGGACATTTCCCAGATCGGGTATGATGCGGAGTGGCACTGTATACCAGCTTCCGAACTTGGCGCGCACCATCACAGAGATAGGGTCTGGATTATCTGTTACCCAAGAAAAGTTTTGGAGAACGCCAGACACGGGCGCAGGAGGGACGCCGAAAGCGTTGTTAAGGGGCGAGACTCACCGGCAGAGTGGAAGTGCGATACAGATACGCTTGGCAGATCAGGTAAAAATGTGGCCGACACCAGCGGCAACGGATTACAAAGGCTCAGGCAAAACGGGAGCGCTGAGGGATCGGTTAGATTACGCCGTGGAAAGAGGTGGAACAAAGTCAAAAATTTACTCGGGAGTTCAAGCGGATGGGACATTGAACCCAACGTGGGTAGAGTGGTTAATGGGATTCCCTCTCGGTCACACAGACTTAAATGCTTAGGTAATGCAGTAGTGCCGCCAATACCAGAATTGATAGCGAGAGCAATAAGTGAAGCTGACTAAAAAAGATCTAAAAGAAGCTATAAAATTAAGAAATGAGGGTGTTGATACTTGGTCTTTGTCTCAAATTTATAGCGTTCATTACGACACAATGCGCAAATATCTACGCCAGTACGACCTATATGGTGTGTCTATTTTTACCCCTTATCCACAATATGTTGAGAAAACAGAGGATTAGAGTAAAATAATTAGGTACTCAACTGTTGGGGGTAATTAAATGCTCCAAGTGGTGAACATAAAGTGGCACGCAATCGAGGTCGGTAATATGCCGGGTGAAGAGCGCACTGTTCTCGTTGCTTTTGACGACATGTCTGTAGAATCATGGCCACTAACAGTTGAGGACATTTTGGACGGGGAGATACGGGCAGGACGCAGCATGGGGCTGTACTGGGCCGACTCAATACCGCACCCAGACGAGGAATGACAAGTGGCACAGACCAGGCAACAGAAAATTGCCGCAGACGTTAAGAAGGGTACGAGAGACAAGATCGAAGCCGGACGTCTGTTGGCGCAAATTACTGATAACATTACCAAAATAGGCGAGCTAGACGTAGGTAGTGATAACTTCCACAACCAGCTCAAGAAGTATGAGGCCATGCAACGCGATAACTTCCGCCTGTTTAACAAGGTACTGCCTGATCTAAAGGCCATAGACGCTGATCTAACGAGTAGCGATGGCTCCATGACTCCACCAATGGTGATTGAACTTGTCGCAAAAGGTCTCGATTGAACTACCGCCTAAGCTAGCCGATCTATTTACCGGCGAAGCTAGGTATAGGTGCTCTTATGGTGGACGTGGTTCTGCCAAGACTCGCTCATTCGCATTGATGACCGCTGTATGGGGAATGCGTTGGGGAGTAGCTGGCAAGCAAGGGCAAATACTCTGCGCTCGTGAACATCTTAACTCTCTCGATGAATCTTCGATGGAAGAGGTTAAGTCAGCGATACGATCCGTAAAGTGTCTTACTGACTACTATGAGATCGGCGAGAGATATATCCGCAGCAAGGATGGGCGCATCACTTACGTCTTTGCCGGCCTGCGTAGGAACCTGGATAGCATCAAGTCTAAGGCTCGCATCCTATTGTGCTGGGTAGACGAGGCGGAGACGGTTACTGAGACCGCATGGCAAAAGCTCATACCGACTGTGCGAGAAGATGAGTCTGAGATATGGGTAACCTGGAACCCTGAGAACAAGCACTCCGCAGCTCACAAGCGATTTAGGGTAAATACTCCCAATGAGTGCAAGATCGTCGAGATGAATTGGCGTGACAATCCTTGGTTCCCAGACGTCTTAGAGTCTGAGCGCCAGGATGACCTCAAGAAACGTCCTGATGTGTACGACCATATATGGGAAGGTGACTTTAGGATCTTCTCTGAGGGCGCTTACTACACTCAAGAGATGGCGAATGCCTTACACGAGAACCGTATCGACCGAGTGCCGTATGAGCGATCTGTGGGCGTTGTGACAGCTTGGGACTTAGGGGTAGGCGATAGCACTGCTATATGGTTCGCGCAGTTTGTAGGGCCGGAGGTTCGCCTTATTGACTACTACGAGAACGCTGGCGTCGGATTAGATCATTACGCACGCATACTGCAAGAGAAGGGCTATGTGTATGACCAGCACGTTCTGCCTCACGATGTGAGGGTCAGAGAGCTAGGTAGTGGCCGGTCTCGATTAGAAGTGCTGGATAACTTAGGTGTGCGCCCGGTTCAGATTGCTCCGCAGCTCAACGTAGATGATGGCATTCAAGCGGCCAGATCAATGTTGGACCTGTGCTACTTCGATAAGGATAAGTGTGAGAAAGGCATTGACTGCTTGAGACAGTATCGCCGGCAGTACAACGAGACGATGATGGTGTGGAATGAGCGACCATTACATGATTGGACCTCACATTGTGCAGACGCTTTCCGATACTTAGCCGTGGGCTACCGTAAGACCTCAGACTGGGGCGAGCCTATACGCAGGAACTTACAGGGTATTGTCTGATATAATCGGCTTTCCATACTGGAGGCTTCATGGCGTTACAGTCTGCACTTGCTAAAGCTAGGGATGAATTAGTAAAGCTTGGCTACCCTGAAGAGGTGGCTGAGAATATAGTTTCTGGCCGTTTGGATATGCGCTCACCTGCAAGATCAGAGCGCCAGCAAGATCTTAATCCAGATATTTTTTATACGGGCACGACAAGCCCTGACATAATAAATACGCCTCCTTCTCGCAATGAAATTGGTACTGGTGTATCCCCGCAATTTTTGTTTGGGTCTAAAAGTCCTGCGCTTGCAGCAAGTTACGCTGGCAAAAAACAAGGAAGGTTTGCAGATGAGTCTCCAACAATTTATCCATTCGCTATCGATACGACAGGCTTTGATAGATTGCTCGGAGACAGAAATTCTTGGAACGCCTTAGAAAACCCGCGCATAGAGCTGGGTGGCGACCCAGAAAATATTTATATCTCTCCAGGGATTGGTTATCACACTGACGATATAGCGCAAATGTCATATGAGCTTGGGTCGCCAGGTCTGCTCATGCAAGACGTAATTGATCCCGGTCCATATACAAAGCTTATGCGGATGGGATTACAAGGCAAAAAAGAAAACGCTAGCCAATTTGAGTTTGATAATTTTTTAAGAGGATTAGAGCAAGCGCCCCCCACTAACGTGGTTGTCCCAGACACAACTCGTGTTCGATCATTATTTGGTGCCGCGTTCGACCCTGAGTACAAGGGCTCTAATATCCTTGGTGGCACAGCGGCAGGAGCATTAGGTCTAACAGCATTGATGGCGCCAGAGGAGGCAGAGGCCAAAACTCCAGAGTTCTTAGCGAGCCTACCTCAATTAGAGCCATATGAGCCAGGTATGGTCGAGACTGCCGTACAAAACGTAGCGCAGTATTTAAAAGATATTGGTGCGACAGAGTCTGATTACACTGCAAATCAAATGGCCTCTAGCCTATCTAACTTAGCTGATTTTACGCCTGTTGTAGGTGACGCAAAGGGGTTCGCTGAAACACGAGACCTTATCGAAGAGGGTAGCTATGGTCAGGCGGCTGTATCAGGGTTATTAGCTGCGCTAGGCTTGATACCAATAGGTGGTGATATAGCAGCGGCGGCCTTAAAAGGCGCGCTTCCATTGCCATTCAGCGTAAACCGAGACACAGGCTTGTTACAGCGTGTAGGCGACCCAGAGTCAGTTAATACGATGAAGTTAGATGTTGATCCGGGCGTAGACCTTGTGCCTAATCGGTTATTGAGCGCAGAAGATCTCGAAGGCCGCGGCTTTGTTTCTGGCATGGCCGATACTAGTCGTGGCGACTTGTCTCGCGTTGTAGCGGTAAACGATCAGCCGGTGGATATGGTTCGCTTTGGCGGACAAGATTACATGAGGCAACCGCAGAATGTAGAGAAGGGAGTCTTATGGGCTTCAGACGCGGGCGCAGTTACAGGGTTAAGTAACGCCGCAAAAGCTGCATCACAACTGCCCGGCGTGAGTAGATCGCCTTTATACATTCCATATCAAATGGGCGGCGCGAGCACTGATTTTGCCACAATGACTTCCGACATCATGGTTCCTATTGCTCGGCAGAACATGAAAAAGGCCGATAAAAAGGCTCTTGATAAACGCATCCGTCAGGGTGCAGGAACAAAGACTGGTGAGTTTAAGCCGCAACCAGATTGGCCCGGTATAGATAGCCCGAAAGCCGATGAGTGGCTTGCAAATGCAGGCGGCAACCGAAAGGCGGTAACAAAGGCAATAGATGAATATCGCGATGTTGCTGGTATAAATCTTTCACAAGCGCGTGCGGCGATTGTAGATCCAAATCAATTAACCCCGCGTGTCGGCAATTTACGACAGGCTGGGGTGCTAGATTTAATGAAGCCGGCTCGGCCCGGCATTCACCCGTCGTACAACACTGACCTCATGGGTTCGTACCTTGGTGAGTTCGGCGAGGGCGCAAATTTGCTGTCTGACTTAAATCCATTAATTCGGTCGTCGAAGAAGCCGTTTGTGCCAGAGATGACGGCGCGAGGACATAATCTGGAGGCAGCAGCGTTACCTGCGCCTGTCGGCAAGGCAATGCAAGCTGGGCTTATAGGGGCGTTTGATCAAGCAACGCTCGATGAATTAATTAAGAAGGGACTGATAGCGCCGTAATATGACTGCTTTTTCGTTTTCAGCTACGCAATCATGGTCGAGCATAGTTTCGAGCAAACCATCAACCCAATCAAAAGGGCTGACTTCTATTGCTGCGATCCAATCTAAAGCGTTTTGTGATAGGTCTTTAGTATCCATGCGGAATAGTATAAAGGTGGTGGTATAATATGGCAAAACCTCCAAAAGGTAAGGCAAAGGTTAAGGTTACGGCGTCCGGCAAGAAAATCCCGTATGGGCAAGCCGGTAAAGCCAAGGATGGTGGCCCGCGAGTACGGCCAGGAACCAGCAAGGGAGACGCCTA